AAGTTTCATGACCAGGCTCAACAGGTTCTTTAGTTTTTTCACCTTCACCTTCAGCATCACCTTCACCACCTTCACTTTCTTGGTCGTCATCACCATCTTCTGGAGGAGTAGTACCTTGTGGGTTTTCAGTTTCAGCTTGGTCATCACCATCCATATCATTACTTGGAAAATCAGCACCAGTACCTTCTGGCTTTTCTTCTTCTTCCTCTTTATTTTCTTCAATAAAGTCATAGAATTTTTTACAAACTTTAAGAACATCATCCCAAGTTTGAACTTCCATAGCTTCTTTAACTAATGGAGCTTCCTCATCTGAGAATTCAACTGGAATATAACCACGACCTTTTGAAGAAACATTAAGCCTGTCCATAAGACCTTCCTCATTAATGTTCCTATCATCTGTACCAAATAGGTTATCATCAAAAAGTCTTTTATAACCAGCTTTAAAACGACGAACTATTCCAGGATATGTCTCTTGGATTTTACGTTCAATACGGATATCTTCAACAATATTTAAATAAGCTCTAGGAATTTTTCCAATTTTCTTTTCAGAATCATGCCACCCATCAGTTGGGGTATAAAGAGCATGACCAACTTCATGTCCAACTAGTAAGTCATAAACATCCTTACCTTTGTCTTCCCAAAGTGGTAATCTTAAAACTCTATTTAAAACATCAAAGCTAGCTGTTGAATAATTACCATGTTGAACTGATAAATTTTCTTTTGCTAAAAGCTTTGCCAAATATTCTTGTGCTGATAGATTCATTATGCTTCGTCGTCCCAATCTCTTTCTAATTCTGCTTTCATAGCTTCCTTTAAATCTTCTTCATCTAAAGAAATTTCAGGTTCACCATTGATTGTAGCATCAACTTTTTCATAAAGGTCTGTGAATGCAGATTTAGTATCTTCATCAAAACGATTAACACATAAAGCGATTGCTTTATCACGTTTGTTGAAAATTGAAAACGTTTGAACAATGTGGCATAAACGACGAGTTGAAATAACCTCATCAATTCCATCATCATAAAAAGTTTTCCTAATAGCATCTGCCCAACCAACTAAAAGCTTAGCAAATTCTTCATCCATAATTTCAAACTTTTTCATATGCTTCATAACAATTTTTTCCTCAGTTTTAATTGTTGGAAATGTTTGTTCTAAAGTAATAGTAAATCTCTCTAAAAAAGCATCATCAATAATTTGAGCACCTGAATAACGGCCATCATCTGAACCTTTACCTTTGGTATTTGCTGTAGCAATTATGTTAAAACCTTTTTTAGGAATAACAACTTCACCTGTCTTTTTAATTAAAACTGGCTTACCTTCAAGAACACCTTGAAGACACATAATTTTATTAGTACCACGGTCAATTTCGTCAATCATTAAAACTGCTCCAGCTTCCATAGCCTTAATAACCGGACCTTTCATGAAAACTGTCTCACCTTTAATTAGACGGAAACCACCAATTAAATCATCCTCATCTGTCTCAGGTGAAATTTGAACCCTAACATATTCACGATTTAATTTAGCACAAGCCTGTTCTATCTGGAATGTTTTACCATTACCTGATAGTCCAGAAACATAAGTTGGATAAAACATTTTAGATTTAATAACTTTTACAATTTCTGTAAAGTTTCCCCAAGGGACAAATGTCTCATCAAAATCAGGAACAAAAACTTCATCATTAGAAACTGAAGCAACTCCTTTAATTGCCATTTTAGCAGCTGGTTTTTTAGCTGATTTTGGCATTAAGCTTTCTAAGTTATAAACTCCACGGCGGACCGTAGGACATTTTTTTGTATATCTGATATTGACATAAGCAGACCTTGGGTTTTCCCCAGCTGCTTCAGCGGCATCTTTTATCTGAGCCGATGTAAATTCCGTTTTGTTTGGGAATTTTGTTATTAAATTTTCAATTGTTGCATTCATATTTTTTTGCCTTTTTTTATTTTATATAGTATATTATACCATAGTTTTGCCGCTTTAGGAGAAAACTTATGGGTCCAGACCAACTTATTTGGTGGTCCAGGGTTTTCTTATACAGTACTCCTAAATTCCTCAACCCTATTTTCTGGAATTGAAATAGTAATTGATGGGAGTGGTAAACTTGGATTTTCATCAAGTGAAATTAAAGTCGATTCAAAATAAGTCAATGAAATTAGTAATTCCAAGATTGAAATATTAGGGTCGATATCCGTAGTTAGTTGCACCATATTTAAGTTCCTTTTTTATTTTATAATATACTATTATATCATAGTTTAGGCGGTTTAGGAGAGTATTTTCAATAAGAATTCTAACGGTTCCGTTAGTTCAGCTAACTTAACTATATTCTATTGTGCTAAAATTGTTTACTTTTTTAAATTGAATCTTAGCTTTGAGTTTATTCTCAAGTAAGTCTGGCTTATGAGAAATAATAAATGTATTTGTTCCATTTTCCAGAGTCAGTAGAATTTTTAATAGGCTATCCACACCATCGTCGTCTAGTGATGAGTCAAATGTCTCGTCAAGGATTAACAGATTTGTGTTGGTAGAATTTTTCATTTTGGCTATTTGACGCCAAGCAAATAATAAACTCAGGTCAATCCTCATCTTTTCTCCTTCTGAGAAATTGTCATATACAAATGCATCCCTATGTCTGGACTTAATTGTTTCTTCAAAATTCTCGTCAAGGTTAAATGCCACAAAGAATTCTAAAACTTGGAGGTATTGATTAATAAGATTATTCATTGCAGGTAGATATTCCTTTATGACTTTAGTTCTTATCCCAGTATCTTTTAGCATTTCTGATGCTATGTCATTATATAATAAATCAGTATTTGCTTTATCATATGCCATTGACCAGTCTGTGAGCTCATTAGTTTGAGCAATTAATTCTTGTAATGGTTCAAACATATCAACTTCTTTAACTTGCTTATTTATTAAATTTGACATTGTATTATTATGTGTAGCTATTTTAGCATTTATAACTTGAACATCTGACAAATGATTTCGTGCACTTTCCAAAGCATCTTCTGTAGATTTTAGTTTAGCTTTAGTATGTTTCAACTCATTCATAGTTCCAAGACCGGACGCCATGATATCACTCTCCATAGATTTCTTTAAATCTTCGGAAATAGCTTGTGAACATATTGGGCATGCCACAGATGTCTCAAAGAATTTATGCCTATCCTCTAGACTCTTCATTTCATGTTGACATCTACCTTTATCAGAAATTAAATCATCTTTTACTTTTTTCATAGTCTTTAATTTAAACTCTATTCCTGATTGAGGTGGACATGCATCTAATTCTTTATTTAACGCATCTATTTTATCTTGACGCTCTGTTATATCATCATCATAAGATTGTTTAGCTTCTTCATTTATTTCTTCTAATTGGTTAATATGTTTTTTCTGATATCCAATTTTATCCTTTTGAGCATCTACTAATATTTTAGAACTCCTTGCTAATTCCTTCGTTCGAGAATTTCTTTCTCTTAATATAAACTTCATCTTGGAAAATATATTTATATCTAGGAGGTCTTCAATTACTTGACGTCTATCATGAGACTTTAATTGCATAAATGGTATAAATGAACTAGACCCAAGAACTACTATTTGATGAAAGGATTTATGATTTAATTTAAGAATATTTTGTTCTAAGAATTTTTGATAGTCTCTTATATTAGTCTGTTGATCTATCATCTTACCATTTTGCCATACCTCAAAAATATTTGGTTTAATTCCTCGTACCACTTTAAATTCATGACCAGCAGTTTCAAATTCTACTATTGTTTCACATCCTTTTCCATTAACTGAATTTACTAATCCAATTTTATTAACATTCCTATGTGGTTTACCAAATAAAGCAAAGGATAATGCATCAAGGATTGTAGACTTGCCAGACCCATTATTTCCTACAATAAGAGTAGATTTACTCTTATTTAAATGTATCGTTATGGGGTTGTTACCAGTTGAAAGAAAGTTTTTAAATGTTAATTTCTGAAACTGTATCAAGTATAATCTCCTGAGGGGTTGGTGTGAACATCATTCCTAGACCAATAGTTTTTACTTGTTCTAAAAATATGTCACAGTTATTATATAAAGTCGCTGCAAAGAGACCAGCTTGGAAACTTGCATCCATATTCATTTCATCTATATCTATATTATGTTTTTTGATAGCCAAATCCATAAAGTAATCACCAGTGCCTGATAGTGTTCC